GTTTTTGGCTCAATAATGCGGTTTTTTACCATGTTTCGCGATGTGACACGCTCGGCAGAGCGTCTCGAGGTTGCTCAGGTCAAATGTCCGCTCCGGCGCGACGGACCGCGGCACGACGTGGTGGACCTCCTCGCCGGCAAGGCCGCACGATGCGCAGGTCGGGTTCCACCTGAGCCACTTGTTACGCAGGTTCGTCCACCGCTGCCCGCACAGGCGCTTGCCCTTGACCAGGAACACCTTGCCCGGCAGGCGATGCTCGAACCGCTTCACGGATGACCTCCTCCCGATGCTGGATCGCATGGGCTGCGTGGACGCTGTCGGAAACCCAGGCGTCGAGCGTCTGGATGATGAGCCACGGCCCTCCGTTCTGCCTCGTCGCGACGACCCAGGGACGGCCATGCGCGTCCCGATGCGCCTGGATGATCCAGTCCCGCAGCTTGACGCGCTCGCACCGCTTGACCTCGACATGGAGCGTCGTGCCCTCGAGGCGGATGTCCGCGGCGTCTCCAGAATTGCCGCAGTACTGAACCGTTCGGCGCGACATCATCCCGCGCCGATTGAGCTCGTCAGCCAATTCCCGTTCTCCACGAGCTCCCTTTTCTCTCGAGTTCGCCACGGATGGACCCTTTTGCTTTTCGGCGGTACTGGAGTGGAAAATTCCCCGCTACTTTAGTGCGGGGATTATTTTCCAGTATCTCTATATAGAGCCGCCGAAAATAATTCCCCGAACGCCCGTTAGGGTACATCAGACCTTCTCGAGCACCATCCTCGGGCGTCCCGCGGAGTCGGATTTCACCGTCTTGACCTCCACCAGGTCGAGCTCGATGGCCTGCTCGACCAGTTCGCGGGCTCGGTCCTTCGGCACGAACATCCCCATGGCGCGCTCCACGACCTCCCGCTTCGTCGCCTTTCCGTCCACGAACGCCGCGACGAACTCGTCCACCGTCCAGGCGCGCTGCCTGGCGCCTGCCGCCTTCCTGGGCGTCCAGAGGTCATCCGGGTCCATCTCGGTCTCGATGGTCACGCTGGGCGGCTCGACCCGCAGGACGCAGGGCTTCGGCGGCGGGAACGAACGGCAGACCGCGCGCATGGTCACGCAGTTCTCCTGGGCGTGCCTGAGGTAGACGATGTGGGTGTCGACCGCCCTCGAGATGGCGCCGGCGCCCGAACCGACGTCGGTCGTTCCCTTTTGGCTCTGGTCGCCCTTCGAGGCATGGTGGACGTTGACGATGGCCGCCCCTGCATATGCAGCGATCCGGTCGAGGTGGTTGTAGAGCTGCACCATGTCGCCGTTCGCGTTCTCGTCGGTGCCCTTCGGGATGAACCTGTAGAACGCATCGAGGGCGATGACGCTGTAGGTGCCCCTCGGCTCCGACCTGATGGCCTCCTCGATCTCCTCCAAGCCCGCGGAAGCCCCTCTGAGCCACGCGATGCGCAGCTGGGCGTCGATGGCCCCCAGGTCGGCCCCGACGCCTCTGGCGACCGTATGGAGCCTCTGGAGCCCCGTCTCGGGGTGGAGCTCGTTGTCGATGAGGAGCACCTTGCCCTTGCGGACCTTCCTGCCGAGCCATTCGGACCCCGTGCAGACGGCGAGGAGCAGCCTGTAGAGCATCCAGGTCTTCCCGACCTTCGGCGAGGCGATCCAGTTCACCACCTCGCCGCGGCGGAACAGCCCATCGACGATCGGCTCGCGCAGCGCCGGCGGACCCTTGAGGAGCTCGGGCGACAGGATGTAGATGGGATCAGCCACGCGCCACCCACCTGTAGAACGGGCATCCCTCGAGGAGCGGCCACATGAACGAATGCCGCGGCACCTGGGCGAGCCGCACGTCGCGCGGGTCCATCGACTCGGGAAGCTTCTCCCAGAGGCGGGCGAGCTCGTGGCACGCGATCAGCCATGCCTCCTCGTCCAGATGCTCGGACGCGTCGCGGAACGCCTGCGAGATGTTCCGGTCGGCGCGCCCGACGGTCATGGTCGCGAAGAACACCTGCGCCGCGACCCGCCGCGCCTCCCGACGAATGTGCTCGCGCGGCGTCAGGTGCTCGCGCAGGAAGGCGCGCGCCTCGTCCTGGGTCATCCTGCCCGCCTCCATCCGCATCCTCTGCGCGATCTCCGCGCCATGCTTCGCGCACTGGGCGGCGATCTCGTTCTCTGGCAGCCCCGTCTCGTGGGCTGCGATCCTCGCGGCGTAGGCGGGCCGCTGCCCGTCCCTTATCAGCGCCGCCATGCGCTCGACTGCTCGTTCCATCATGGGTGAGTCCTCCGTAAAAAGAGCCGAGCCCCGCCGGGTGGACGGGGCTCGACCGGAGGAGCCGGCGGGGGAGGAAACCGAAAAAACCCCGCCGGGAGGAGACTGGGTCAGAACGGGATCTCGGCGTCGACCACCTTGAGGGAGGTCACGAGGTAGGTGTCCTTCCAGGGCTTCGTGCGGATCGCGACGGTCATGCCCTTCCGCAAGTCGCGGTTCGCGTCGACGATCGCCTCGTCGAAGCACGAGAGGTACACCGTCTCGCCGCCGGGGTTCCTGTAGCCGATGCGGAGGGACGCCTTCCCGCCCTGCGTCTCGCCGATCTTCACGAACGTCAGGTCGATCACCTGCTCGCCCGGGGCGGGCGAGGCGCTCGGCGCCTTCGCCTGCGGTGCGGCAGTTCCATCGAGCAGCGCCGCGATCTCGCGGAGCTTTGCAGCCATTTCACCTGTCTTCACTATGCCTCGCCTTCTCCGCGTCGCGCGGTGTATTTCGCAGGTCATGCAGCTTCCACTCCGTCTCGACCCATCTCTCGCGGTAGAGGTCGGTGCACACCGCGAGGTGCTCGATCATCGCAGCCGCCTCGCAGAGCTCTCGCGCGATGCCGGGGTGCAGCTCGGAGATGGCGCGCACCTGGGCGCCCATCTCCCGCGCCGCCTTGAAGCTCCAGAGCGGCTCGGGGTTGCCGATCTGGGGTTGCCAGTGGTCAGGCATCGGCTGCCTCCTTGAAGCAGTCCCAACCGAACTCTTTTGCGGCATCAGATGGCATGTAGCTTGCGCGATGCACCACCAACCTGTCCTTGTCTCCGAAGATTCCATACATCTCGGCTTCAAGCCAACAGACGCGTCGCCTCGCCTCGTCGCGGTCTGCGCGCAGCCGTTCGATCTCGTCGGCGGCTTGTTCCACGCATGAGAAGTCTGCAATAACCTCTTCGTCTTCCACCAATTCCTTGTCAAGCTCGCGCAGCCGCGCCACGATGTCGTCGCTCATGCGTTCCTCCACCAGAAGATGAACATAACCCCAGCAAACAACGCGGAACTGACAAGAAAAATCCATATCAGTAGGTAGTCATCATCGTATCGGTCGAGCGGCTTCATTCCAAACCTGATGAATCGCTCCCAACATGATCCCCAATGGTCATCGGTCACAGCGTCGCCTCGCTCTCCATCTTGTCGTTCAGCGCCGCGGCGACCACGGTGAGCGCCAGGCGCAGCGAGAGCTCCGCGAGCGGCTTGTCGAGCTCGAGCGAGCTGCGCGACTCGAGCACGTCGATCGCCTCGCAGAGCGCGCTCGTCACGGCGTACAGCGTCTCGGTCGACATGGACCGCAGGTGCTCCGCGTTCCGCGCCTCCATCTGGTCGAAGCGCGCGCGGTTGCGCACGGCGCTCCTCCGGTATTCATCGAGGCTCATTGCTCGGAGTCCCCCCAGAGCGGCGCGAGCGTCGCGACGAGCGCGAGCAGGGTCGCGAGGGCGAACAATCCGAAACCGATCCATTCGTACCAGTGCCATTCCACGGACGCGTCTCCTTCCGCGGACGCCCGGCGTCCGCAAGCTCCATCATCGCCGCGTACCCCGCGATCGCCTCCGCGACGATCCTCCTGCGGGGTTTCCCGTAGGTCGCGCAGAGACGCGCAAGCTCGTTGTGCGTGCTCTCATCGACCGATACTGCTCTGCTACGGGTCACGGTCAGGTTGTGTAATGCAGATCGGCCAGATGGTCAAGTGGCCTTGAAAGGATTCGGGACGGCCGCGTTGAGCGCCTCGCGGCGCTTCTGGCATCCCCCGCACGGATGGATCCCGATGGCCTCGGTGACGGTCGCGACGACATCGCCGAGTCCCCGCGCGGGTCCGTCGTAGTGCGGGCATCGCCTGCAGCATTGCCACACGAGGATCTTCCCGCACATGAACGATCCGTCCGGGTGGATGCAGTTGCCCGCGACCGCGTGCCGGCAGGTCAGGTCAGGCTGAATGTTCCGACGCTGTGGCTCCATGATGCCATTCCCCTCCAGTCGTTGCAGCCGGACGGCGGCGCGGAGAGCACGGAATACACTGACCACACGGTCGGGAAGCAGGTGCTTTGGGTCGAGCGAAACACCACGCTTAGCATGGCGGTCATGGAACAGTACGCCTCCCAGTAGTTGCGTCCGCTGTCGGGATCGGGAGCATAGATCGTGATCGCCAGCGTGGTCACGTTGTTGATCGACGACCCGTAGTTCGTGCAATTCCCGTTGTAGAGCTCGACGGGCTGAAGCGTGATGTCGGACATCGCGGCCGATCCGACCAGCTTGCAGAAGTTCGGGTCGAGCACGTTGTTCGACTGCCACGACACCGTCACCGGATACCCGGATGCATCCCAGGTCTCGGTCGGGTCGACCTTGTCAGCCACCACGGCCGGATCGCCTGGCGCCGGTCCGTAGAGGCTGTACATGCAGGCGCAGCTTGGCGTCGTGGCGGTCACGCTTCCCGTCCAGGTGGCCGTATAGGTCGCCTGCCCGCCATAGTACGAGTGGCACGGGCAGTCGCCTGTGAGAGCTCCGCAGCAGCAGGCGCGGTGCAGGCTCACGGCTTCTCCTCGACGTACCTCGAGGGAACTATGTACCACCCCTCGGGCAGCGCGATCGCGTTCTCCGAGAGCGTCCACTCGCCGGCGACGCGATGGTAGACCTTTGCACTCGCGCCTGGCCCGAGGCGCATCGGCGATTCATCGGGGACGAAGACGGTCCTCGTCCCGCAGCCACTCGCGCAGGCGAGCGCCAGCACGATCGAGGCGAGCAGGATCGCGGTCGGCGTCCACCGCAGTCGATACGCCGCGCCTCTCGAGCCACCCGAGCAGCGCGAGCACGACGGCGACCGCCGCGCGGTCAAGCATCCGCCCTCTTCGCGTCGCGCGCGAAGATCAGGCCGAGCCCCGCCATGATCGCGGCGACCGCTGTGGCCCAGTCGACGGCCGGCCAGGTGGAGACGATGCCGCCGACGGCGGCGATGATCGCGCCGATGCCGGCGAGCGTGGTGTTCCTATTGCTCAATGCCAACCTTCCTTTCGATTCTGACGATCCGGTCGCGATGCCCCGAGAACTCACGCCGAAGCTCGAGCAGCTCGCGGTCCATCTGGTTCAGCTTGACCATTAGGCGCACCGTCGATCCGACGATGGTCGCGATGACGGCGACGAATGCGGCGAGGTCGTGGAACTGCACGGAATCACTCCAAGATGAACATAAACGAGCAGTACGGAGGTGCCGACCCCGTGATTACCGAGAGATCCGCGGGGTCGACCTGGCCCATGTCGATCGTGACATTTGGCCCGATCGCCACGCGCTTGCCGGTTGTGGCGATGTCGGCTGTATTCGCGAGGAAGAAATACCCGCTGTTTCCGCCGGTCGTGATGATGAGCCGACCTTTCTTTCCCGCGCACGATGTCGCGGTCAGTACCGCTGCGCTCGCGCCTGGTGTCACATTGCCGCTGTGGAATATCTTTGCCATTTGCTGTTTCTCCGTCGGTTGATCCGGTGGACGCTCAGCGCGTCGCCTCCGGTGTGATGTAGTAGGACCCCTCGAACTCGCGCGAGATGTATCCCGTCGACGTCTGCGTCGCCTCGAGGTCGTAGACGCCCATCGTGGGCGCCGTGAGCGCGGTGGTGGTCGCCGCTGGAACGCGGCAGGTGACGTGCGTGTGGCTGCCGCTCTTCGCGACCGTGAATGTCGTGAGGTTGAGGATCGCAGTGGGCGCCGCGTGCATCGTCCTGAACTTCGCGGCAAACGTGTATCCGCTCGACAGGTCGCGGTCCTGGATCTCCCAGAGCTGGACGAAGTCCGACCCTTGCTCGATGACGACGTCCAGCTGTGCGGCGCTCATTCGCAGACTCCGTCGACTGCCTGGGTGTTGACGATCAGCCAGATCAGGGTGCCGTCGGTCAGGCGATGCGGTACGCAGAGAACATAGGTTCCCACGGGTATCGCCTTTGGCGCGAAACCTGCAGGAATGGTGCTTTTGGATATTCCGTAAGAAACGGTCGATCCCGCGTTGGAGAGCTCCGAGACGCTGAGCGCGTACTCGGTGAGCGAGTTGCCGGTCACATCGGGCGTGTAGGTGGACGATGGCCCCACCTGCGCGCGCCTGACCGAGTACAGGTAGCGCTTGTTGGCGGCATCGATCGCACTGTAGTCGGTCACCTTCATCAGCTGCGAGGTGATCGGCTCGACCTGCGCCGGCTGCGCGAGCGACCGCGCCAGGTCGCGGACCCTGCGCGCCTCGATCGTGTTCCTGTTCACGCCTCCCGACATCACCACCACCTGCCCGTATATGCCTGGTACTTCTGGTTCTTGCCGATGTCGTTGGCGGGCCAGATCGAATTGAAGTCAGCCTGCGCGCGGACCGGTCGGCCCCAGTAGACCGTCTTGTACTTGCTCGTCCCTCCGCTCGAGATCATCTCGGGGCGCCCGTCGGATGCGCTCAGGGCGAACTGGGAGTGGTGGAAGTACTCGTCGTAGAGGGCCTCGAATACCAGCTCGTAGAACTCGCCCTCGAGGTGGTTGATCGACGCTCCCGTCGCGACGAGGTTGCCGGCCCCGTAGCCCAGGAAGGTGTACTGGTTCTTCGTGCCGAGCAGCGAGGTGACCTTGTCGAGCATTCCCGTGACGGCGCTCGACGCGAGGATGGGAGTCGCGTAGCAGTCGAAGACGAGCCGGAGCTTCATCCCCACCTGCCTGACGTCCTGGTCGATCAGCTTCTCCGAGCCGCCGATGTCGCCCGTCGAGACGTCGAGTCCGGGCGACGGACCGGTCATCGATGGATTATCCCGGTAGAGCTTCACGTTCCGCGACTGGAACACCGGGAGCAGCTCGCACGGCAGGAACTTCGTCGAGTCCAGGATCACCGCAGAGTTCCAGTTCTCCCCGTTGAGTCCGGTGTTCGATCCAGGCGCGACGGCGGTCATGCCCTTCGCCGTCGTGGCGTAGAAGTAGCGGGTCTCCCACCGCACGACCGCCTGCATCCCCTTTCCCTCGGGCTGCCCCCACTGGATCGACCTGCAGCGCATCCACTCGAGCTGCGTCGTGTTGATCCCGCCGGACGGGTACTCGTACAGGTTGCCGATGCGCGGGAGCACCGGGCCTCCGGTCGTGCTGTCCGTCGGAACGGTCGCGATGTCGTTCGGGCGCATGAACTGTCTGTCGACGCGCTTTACGAGATGCGTCTCGGTGAGCGAGTGGATGTCCCAGATCTCCCCCGTCGTCGCGGTGTACGACTTCAGCGACGATTCGTAGATCGAGCTCGTCTTCATGTGTTCTGCTCCCTCTGCGACTTGCGCAGGCGCTCGGCCTGGTTCGCGATGGCGTTGATCTGCTCGGTGGTCATGTAGGCCTGGGCGCCGGCGGCGCTCCTAGAGGTCGCCATGTCAGCGGTCTCAAACGCGAAGTCGGTGCGCCCGCCGGCGAACGCGCCGATGAGCGCGGTGATCCACTTCGTACCCTCGGCGGTGGCGGCTGCCCAGTCGCCGATGAGTCCGGCAATTCCACCCATCTGTCCCTGCTCGTTCAAGCCTGCCGCGATGAAGGTGTCGATCAGCCCCTTGCCCATGTTGGCGGCGATCTCGGATTCCCTCGAGGCGGCGGCGAGCTTCGAGGCGCTTGCGAGGTCGAGGCCTCCGGTGAGCCCCTTTCCCTCGGCGAAGCTCCTCAGCGCCTGCTCTCCGTTCCTTGCCGCGTCGGCGACCGCGTTGAGGTAGATGGATGCCGCCTTGAACGGCGCCATGAATGCGAGCGCGATGCCTCCGGTTCCGATGGCTCCCATCCCGAAGCCACCTCCGAGCTCGGCGAGAGAACCGATCTTTCCGAAGGTTCCGCCCGCAAAAGCCAGGCCCTTCTTGCCGACCTTCTCGAGTTCCTTGTTCGCCTCGGCGATGCCCTTTTTCATCGTCTTGGTATTGACGGCGATGTCGACATTGAGCGTCGGAAGCTTCACAGGATCTCCTCCACGGTGCGGATGGTCGGATTCTCGAACTTGCGGGCGCGTAGGACGATGTTGAGCCCGTCGAGCAGCCTCTTGCGGAACTGCGGAGCCATCGCGCGGTGAGCGAGGATCGACGCGTAGGTGCCGCGCACCCAGTTGCCGCGCCCCCTATGGGTGAGCCCGCGCTTCCACCCGAGGAAGTGACGGTCCCTCGGGCGCGGCAGGCTCTTGCTCCATGTGTGGAACCCGAGCTCGGCGAAGTGCGAGCGCCATCCGGTGCCGTCCATGTCGTAGACGGCGCGCTGCGCCCGGCCGCGGGTCGTCCCCTTGTCGCGCTTGCTCGAGCGGATCGGCGTCTTGTAGCCGATCGCGGCCCATGTGACGCCCGATCGGAAGGTCTTTATCTTCGCCTTGAGGTCGCGGCCTGGCAGCCTGTTCCCATTCCGCGCGCGGATCAACTTCATCTCTTCATTGAGGAAGGGACGCATCGCCCTCTTGACGACGCGGTCCTGCACCTCGAGCGGCAGCTGGTCGAGCGCCTTCTGGAACTTGCGCTGCACGGTCGGGTCGAGAGTTAGCTTCAATTCGATCAAGCTGCCTCCTGATTCCCTTCCAGTCGGGCACGTCGAGCTCGACGATGAGCTCGAGGACCGAGCGGTCCCACGGCGCTGCATTCCTTGCCTTCAGGACGCGCGCGAGCAGCGCGCGGGCGTCCTTCCCTAGTCCACGCCTTCGCTGTAGAGCGCCTCGATCGCGGGGAATGCCTTTGCGGCGAGGCCGCTCGGGCAGTTGGCGGCGTCGGCCGCGGTGGCGAAGAGCGGCGCACCGTCGGGTCCAAGCAGGTGCCTGGCGATCGCCCAGGCGCGCGACTGCACCGGCGGGAGGGCGTTCGCCTCGATGGCCTCGACCAGGTCGACGAGGTTCGGGCGCTTGAGGAGCAGCGCGTGCCCGTTCCACTTGAACGGCGCCGGCTCGAGGGCGAGGATGGCGCGTAGGTCTTTCATGCGATCGTCAGCGCGCCCGTGAACTGCGCGGAGATGGAGGCGCGCATGACGTCATTCACGGCGAAGCCCGGCGCGAAGCTCGTTATGAACGCAGAGACCGTGTAGACCGCGTTGCTGTGCAGCGTGAAGACGAACGCGACGGTCGTGCCGTTGGCGGCGGCGGTCTCGAGCGCGGCGATGGCCGTGTTGCCCTGGTCGTAGTAGATCGTTCCCGAGAACGATCCCGCGCGGACGCCGCCGATGAAGACGCGGCGCGCGTCGGTGATCTCGGTCGCGTCGATCGCCTCATGGGTGAGGGTCACGCTGCCGTCGACGACGCCGGGGACGGTCGTGCCTCCGACCGTGAACGAGCAGCCTGTGCAGGAATAGATGGCCATGATTCAAGTGCTCCAGAAGATGGATGCGGTGGTCGTCGCGATGGCGGGTTCCTGTTCGTCGCCGAGCCCGACCACCTCGGGCTCAAGCTGCTCGGAGACGATGAATGCGGCCGCGACCACGACGGCGTCGTAGCTGTCCGGGACGATCAGGCTCCGAACTGCATCGGCGATGCCGAGCGCGGATGCGCTCGTCGTCGCGATGCAGTTGATCGTGAGGGTGCCTGAGTTGGCGCCCGTCAGCGCGGCCGGCTCCTTCGAGGACACGCTGTAGGTCACGGCCGGCAGGTCGGAATCCTGCAGGCGGTAGCCGTGCGTCACGCGTGCATCGGGTACGCCGGCAGCCGAGAGGACCGTGCCTTTGGTGAGCATTGTGCGGATCGCTTGCTCGATCGTCGCCATCAGGTCACCTGCTCGCATTGAATGACGGCGACGCGGTCTGCGCCGTCGAGATTGATGATCGACTGGACCTTGAGCGTGCGTCCGTCGACCGAGACGCGGTCGAGCTCGGTGAGCCCGATGGCCGCGACCTGAGGCCACCTGGCGCGTATCTCGAACTGCCGGCGGACGGTCACGCCGTCGGCGTACGCCTGCTCGGAGCTGCTTTGGTTCCTGACGTCGCATCGGAAGTAGCCCGCCGCCGTCCATGCGTCGGTGCGCAGTCCGAGCACGTCCTGCGCGGTCGACGCCTGCAGCCGGAGCGCGCGCCACCTGAGCAGCCCGCCCGAGATCATCGGATCATCTCCCGCACCCTCAGGCTTTCGAGGATGAACTGCAGGGACATCGGGACAGTCGACAGCCCGATCGGCTGGAACGCCTCGGGGTTGCTGTACCAGGCGCCCGTCAGCGAGATCACCGCGTGCACGATCTCATTCGGAAGCTGCAGG